GCTGTTTACCACTAAATACAACAAGACCTTGTGGTGACGGTAGGACATCACTCAACGTAACTGGTCTAACACTTGACACATTCACATCAATTGGATCTGAGTCAATCTGTGTTAATGCTGATTTAGCAAAGAAGTTATAAGCATCATTAGCTACACCCATGATTATGTTATCTTCAGACAACACACCAAACCTATTGTTATAATAGAAAGAGGCGTTAATTGTCTTACCAATAAAAGAAGGTTGTGGATTAGTTACATCATCACCAGTTAATCTATCATTCCAAGTAATTGGACCAAAGGTAAAACTAGTTGCACCAGTATTGATTAATGCATGAGGCATAGTGGACGCATTAATGTTAACTGCTACATCACGTGCTATAGTTTCTTTCCAATAACCACGACCTCTGTTTAGTGTAGTATCATAAGCTACAAATTTAACATAATAATCATCTTCTGCTGCGTCACTATTTAAAATTCTTACAACATGACCGCCAAAAGATTCAAGTGGTAGTTTAGATACATCAGTTACATCGTCTTCAAATACTTCAAGTGCAGTGTTATTAAGACCACCTCTAGCATCAATGACAAAAGCTACAGGAGTACCAGTAACTGCACTGTAATCAGTTACCACTGCATTAGTACCAGTACCACGTTTGATGACAATACTATTGTTATATCCTTCTAAATACCAAATACCATCAAAATTGGTATTACCTGCTGTATGCTGTGCTTCAATAACATCTTTAATTTTATCAATTAAATGGTGGTTAATATTCACATCAGCAGAATCATACAACAACATATCATCAAATGTTGTATTGTTTTGAGCAATTACTTGTGCTATTACATCATCTGTATTGTTAGCAGCCATGCCAGGGAAAGTAACTGTATATTCAAACGTTTCTACAAGTGTAAGTAGTTTAAGCGTAGCTACTGAATTAGCAACAAACGTACCAGGTGCACCCATAGCAGTGACAACTGATCTATTTGTAACAATGGTAGTATCTTGAATGCTACGGAAATGATAGTGATCTGATGTTGTACCAGTTAGATACCCAGTACCTGTATTGGTAACTGTACACCACGTACCAGTATCTGTAGTCCAAGCATATACATTTGTACCTTTGATTGCAGCTACATAAGAACCATTGGCACCCCGATCAATATACGTCCAAATAGCACCATCTAGTGCAGCTTTATTAAACGGGTTACCACCAGCATCTTTTAGCTTATCAATGTATTTCATACCAGGTCTTTTTAGTAGACCATAGGTAGGATCAGGATAACCATTAATACACTCAGACACCTGACCTTGTAATTTTTTGTCGTCATTCTGCCTAGATACACCACCTAGGAAGTTAGGAACTAATTGAGTAATTGCTGCCATTATCGAATCAGGGTATTAAATGGGCTGTAAGCTTTGTAGTAGTTACCGTTTTCTGGTGCACCAAAGAAACTATGATCGCCTTGATTACAATCATACTCAAGAGCCATTGCTCTAGCATAAGCTTCTTTCTGTTGTAACATTTGGAATTGATTAGGATCACCTACAACTCTACTTGATACAATAGCAGCAGCACGTGCTACGATATAAGATTGAATAGGTTGGGGGATGTTTTCATATTCAAACTCCCACAAAATATCTAAGTAAATTGTTTCTTCTGTATTCCATACATCAGTATGAGTAATGGTATCATAAAGAACACCACCTCCACGCTTTACAACATTACGACCAAGATTACTTACGTGGTCTTGGCTAAGGTCTGCTTGGATTACATTATTAGGTACAGTGATTTTTTTAGTTGCTGCATCAGGTTGGAACCCTGTGTAGTTACGTTCTGTATTATAAACCCATCCTTCAGACTGTACTTCACGTGTGACTTCTGTTAAAGTATTATAAGCAATCGCAACGTCCGGGTTGGTTTGAGTTTCTACTCTATATGAAACTACAGCTTTGTTAAGTGTAATGTTACCAGTTGCACTAGACGACAAGTTAAGTGTGTAGTCATAGTCAAAAGATGTAGCACTAGGAGATGATGCTGTAACAACACTGGTGTTCATTGTTACACCAGTACCAGAAATAAAAGTACCCATATCTAGTACTTCATCTGTGCTCAATACAGTACCAGTAATAGAACCAATAAAGCTACCAGTTTGTTCTTGAACGTATGTAGTTTCAGTTGTCAACGTGTTTACAGGTGCCTGACCAACTGACGCCAGGATCTGATTAACAGCTTGTAATTCGGTGTTTGGGCCAGTAGTAGGATAAGGCATAATTGATAATGAGTTTTATTCTCAATAAAAAATTAAAAAAAAGGAGCCCCCGAAAGGACTCCCATAAACAGTATTAAAGTATCAGGAAATGTTAGAAGGATAGGTAGTACCGAATGCAGCATCAGGAGAAGCACCAGCATACAGTTCAACACAAGCAGCAGGGTTCAGGAAGTCAGCACCCATAGCAAGGCGACCAAGGATAACATCACCCTGATAAATCACGGAGACATCACCACTGGTAACTTGGACTTGAGGAGCAATAGCTTCCACACAGCCAGCAGCTTCACGTTGGAAGATCAGACCACAAGAAGCATCAAAGGCACTTTGCGCACCATAGTTGTTACGAGGACCACCCACGTAAGGACTAGGATTGCTTACGGTACCAGCTTCAAGTTCAGTGTCACTACCAACAAAGTCACCGACATTACCAGGAGAGGTGACACCAGTACCACCACCGTACTTAGTACCGTAGTTACCAAAGAACGGAATGTTCATGGACTTGTAGATCTTGATACCGGCAATCTCCATGATTCCTTTACCGGACTGCAGTGCAGTACCTTGCTCATCACGGTTTACCAGATAACCACCAATGTCAGCATTACCAATACCACGGATTAGGGCGTGGTACTGACGGGGGTTAAGAACAGCCACACGGCCATCCATCGACACACCCTTCTCATCCAAAGCAGAGGCAGCATTATAGAATGCCTCAACCAGATTCAATGCTTCATAAGCTTTATCAGCAGTTGCACCCACTTGAATTTGGGTACCACCGGGTTCAACATAACCAGTTTTAGAAACTGGAGAAGCTTGACGTGCACCTTTAGCGATCTGACGGAAGATCAAACGGTCATACTTCTCAGCAAGAGCATAACCGATCTTACGAGAGATCTCGGAGCGGAGGTCATAATGAGACAGAACTTCATCTAGCTCATACACAAAAGCTGAGGAGATAAGGAGGTCATCACAAGTGATGGTCTTCTCAGCCACTGGAGGTGCATTGTTGCTGTCACCCAAGATGCTGTTACCAGGAGTATGGTACTCAGCTTTAGTGCGACCAGTGTAGATGAATTGCAGTGACTTACCACTACGAAGAGTACGCTTCATGACCAAGTCACGAGCAATAGTATTATTTTGGAAACCCTTAAACATCTCACCAGAGAAAAGTTTAAGGTAAAGAGCACGACGTTCGTCAGTATTGGCGATAGCGCCATTTAGTGCACCAGGAGCAGTAAGTTCTGCTTGGAGCACATCAGATTGAAAAGCCATTTTAATTAATTAGAGTTCTATATCGTCTAAAGCATTTAATGCTTTGTAGGCTCGACGTTCTCCAAGGTAAGGTAGAAGTTGTTCTAGAATTACTTTACACTTCTTACCGCTAATCTGCCACTCATATTGAGTCTTCCAGGGAGGACGCTCGCGAGTGCGTACTCTTCCCAAACCAAATAGAGCTACAAATTTATCGACGACATCCTTATCAGTCATAGTCAGACCGATTTTTGGATAGTCCCTGTTACGTGTAATGTAACCTTCCCCTTCAAAGAGTCCGGCTGCCCATGCGATTTGCAAATCTTTTACCATGGTTTTATTTTTGTTGGAATATTAAGGTCATTCCATAACCGTCGACGGCTAGAGGTATCGGCGTACCGGCTCTAACCAATAAGTAAAGAGGGGAATCGAACCCCTCATGAATCACCAGATTACTTCTTGTATTCAACACCACGATAGCGAAGCGCATC